GTAGATTGTTTGAAACATTTCCTGCACCAAAACTTTATGTCAATGACTTTAATCAGTCGTTTTTTGATTTACAAGATTGGATGAGATATGCGAGAGTAGATGATGCAATAGCAGAACCTGCTTTAGATAGAATAGCAGACCTAGCTCTTACACAAAAAGGTATAGATACCGTAGATAGAGCACAAGGTGTAAGAAACATGAATGACATTTTAGATATATGGAATGATGTACAAAAACATATTGGTGAAAAATTCGAAAATATAGGTTTGCCTAAAGAATTACAAAAAGGCATAAGCAAATGGATGGCAAGTATTGATGAAACTAGAATGTATTTTACAAACCAACTTGGAGAACTTGAATACTTTCCAGGTAGCAAGATAGAAGATTTACCTTTTGATACATATTTTTCTGAACAACTTACTGATGATGAGGCTTTAGGAATTGTATCTAAAGTATTAGCTAAGTACAAAAAATCAAATCAAGTAGATACTAATGAGCTAGATGGAATACTAAGTGACATCAAAGAGATAGCAGGAAATATTACTACACCAGAAGATAGAGCATTAGTAGAGTACGTTACAGGTGGATACTATGAAGGTGTTGAGAAAGCTGCATTAGACATAGCAGAAGAAATAGGTATACAAACAGGTGGTCGTGTGCCTTATGGTTTTAGAGGTAAGTCTGGTACTGATGTTTCACAAAGAATGAAAGAATTAGGTTTGACAGATATGTCAGATACAGATAAAGCTGCACAATTAAAAAACCTTTCTCTCGCTAGACAAAGTGCATTAGAAGAAGTAGGTGAAGAAGTTGCAAAGCTACCTAGAAGAATAAGACTTAAAACTAATACAAAGATACAAACACTTGATGGGTTAGAAAGTAAAACAAGAAACATAACAGAAAAAATTACTTCTTTAAAAACACAAGTTGATGAGATAAGTAAACAATATAAACCAAATTCAGAAAATGTTACAAAATATAAAAAAGAATTTCCTGGTACAACTACAGCAGAAGCTAAAGACGCAATTGCACAACAATTAGATGAAGCAGTTAAATCTACTAAAGATGAATTATCTAATGCCCTTACTGATAGAACAGCTATAGACAAACAAATAGGTGACTTGACAAATCAAGTTAATGATGTTGTCCCTGCCTTTAAAGGTTTATCAGAACTAGATAAGAAAAAGATTTATGACAAAGACTTTTGGGACCAAGATTTTGCAACAATGAAACTAGACAAACAAGAAATAAGTAGAGTATCTAGATACAACTTAGACAATGCTGATATGACAATTATATTTACTGGTGCTAATAAAGGTGGTCAAGGTATTAAACAAGTTATTAACTACTTGGAAAAAGGTACTCATGTTATTGAAGAAGGTATTAAAGGATTAAAACCAGGTGTATATCAAGGACATAAACCTTATGCTGTAGTTGATTTATCAAAAGGTCTTACAAAAAAACAAGCAGAAGAAATACAAAGGTTTGCAGAAATTAATAATGTAAAATCACTTAATGTTTCTGGTCCTAGTAAATTTACTGGTGCAGAAGAAGCATTGCTTAAAACAGCTATGGAAGATATATTCTTTGTACAAAAAGTATTTAAGCCGAACATAACATTAGGTAATGTAAAGACTGCAATTGATGATGCTATCAACAATATAAAACCTGGTGAAGAATCAGTATATTCAGCTAAAGAACTAAGAAGTTTAGTTGAAGATATTTCAGATGAAATAGCAAACAATAAAGACCTAGCTAAAAGAGTACAAGTAAATAAAGTTCCTAAAGCAACAGCACATTTGATATCTGAATATTATGACCAAGGTCATATACCAATGCCTGATGCAAGATTGTTTATAAGAGTCTTTAGACCTATGAGAGATTTAGGTTTAAGACTAACTGGTAGAGGTAGAAATCTAAATGATGCTGATTATGAAAGATTATTAGCAAAACCAATTACAGAATTAGCAGAGTTATCTTTAAAAGATGATAGAACTTTCTTTGAAAGTTTAAAACTACTTGTTAAAAAATCAAGAGTAAACATAAAGAAAACTGCAGATGACGAAGAGATAGTAAATCTTACTGAAGGATTACTTACAATGGTAGGTGATGGATACATGCAGCGTATATGGAAACCTAGTATTCTTCTAAGACCTGCATGGGTTGTAAGAGTTGTAGGTGAAGAACAACTGCGTATGTGGGCAGCAGATTTAGATAACGCATTTGCTCACCCTCTTTCTGCATTTGCTTGGGTTCTAGGTAGAAAGCCATCACAAAGAGCAGGTATTCTTAAAGACCAAAGAAAACTATTAAGAGATGATTACTTAGCTGATACCCTGAATCTAGGTAGAGGTGGTACAGATATATTTGATGAATCATTAGAACTTGCTATGCGACATCAACAAGCCCTAACGCAATCTCATGGGGGTATGACTCTTGGCTTTGACCCAAAGAGAGCTAGAGGTTTTACACAAGTAACTAAAGGTGACAAAAGATTCTATGGTGCTGGTGCTAAGGAGTTATTACAACTAGCAGATGACCCATTAGCTACAGCTATAGCAAGAGTAGAGTTCAATCCTGTAAGAGGTAGAGAAGAATTTAATAGACAAATTGATGAAGTCAAAAAAAGATTTTGGGATGGTGATTTAAGTCAATGGAGAAAATCGTTTGTTTCTAATTCTGATGAACAATCAAAATATACTAAAAACTTAATAACAAGTAGTAAAGTACATGCAGATTCTTATATAGATTCTATTGTTGCCAGACTACATGATAAAACTGGTGGTAGGTATAGAGCTGTAGAGAAAACACCTGATGGTAAATTTGTAGGAAATGTTTGGGATGAAAACTCTATTAAACCTAACATACAAAGTGAAAACAATATTATTGAATATACCATTATACAAGCTGGAGATGAAGAACTAATTAGTCACATTGCTAAAGAATCTAATGAATTTGTATCTATAACTAATAAAGCTGGAGAAACGCAGAACATTAAATTTACTAGAGAGATGTCAGAGTCGCAACATAAACAATATAGAGCATGGTTACAAAAAAATAAAAGTGGAGTATGGAGTGACACACATCACTTTAAAGCATCAAGAACTGACACAACAGGTGACTTTGCAAGTGGATATGACAAAGTTTTAGAAACATTGTTCTCAGGATTAATGGGTTCAACTACAAATGATTTATCACGTTCACCAGCATTTAGACAATTTTATTGGAAGTTTATGGAAAACATGTATGCAAATCTAGATGACGTTGCAAGAGTACAGGTATTAGGTCAGGCAAAAAAGATGATGGGTAATTCATTACCAGGCAGTAGAGCTAGAAAATATATAAAGAGTTTAGAGAATATGAAACAGGCAGATGTATCTAAATTACTAGGAGTAGATGATTTAAGACAAGTTGATGACTTAGCCAAAGCATTTGCTCTAACAGAAACAAAAGATTTACTGTACGATTTAAATAAACGACATGTTATTACAGACATGGTAAGACTAGCTATGCCTTTCGCAGAAGTATATCTTGAAATTGCTGGTACTTGGACAAGATTACTTAGAGGTCAAAAGACTTTATTTGGTAGAAAAGCACAAAGAAGTATAGAAGCTATGCGTAAACCTAGTTTGTTTGGTGAGTACGAAGACGAAGGATTCTTTACAACTGACCCACAGTCTGGTGAAGAGATGTATAACATGAACTGGTTTGAAAATATATTTAATATTGATAACAGTCTTAAAAATCCTGAAGGTGATGAAGCAGGAATTAATCCTATAACTGGTCAACAAACTACAGAGATACCTGATATTAATACTAAGTTAAGAGGATATGCTGGTGGCTTAAATATGGTAGCAGGAGACATTGTACCTGGCTTAGGACCATTGGCACAGATACCTGCTAGTGCTATTTTACCTTCTACTCCTGATGTAGATAAAGTTTTCTTTCCATACGGCAGACCAGAAGACGGATTAAAAGAAATGGCAAACCCTATATACTATGCTAAACAAGCTATGCCTAGTTGGTTTAGAAAAGTCATTATAGCTGGTGACTCAATGGATGCTGAGTTTCAAAGAAGTTATGCTAATACTGTAAAAGAAATTCAAAGAGCTATGTTTATGACACAGTCTTATGATGACTCTACACCAGAACAAGAAGTAGCTTCATTAGAAAAAGCAAAAAAATTAGCTACACAAAGTCTTTTACATAGAGCGTTTATACAATTCATAGCTCCTACTGGTGCTATATTGCAATACGATTATGAAATTGGACCAGGTGGTAGAGCTTATCTAGACCCAATAGAAGCAAAAGAAGAAGACCCAGAAGGTAAATACTTTGCACAAACACTATTAGCTGATGCATATTATCAGATGTTAGCTAAGTCAGGTGGAGATAGAGTTATTGCAATAGCACAGTTTATCAAGGTATTTGGTTTTGACCCTACAGCTTTATTGACTTCTAAGTCAAAACAAATTAAGAAAGTTTCTTTTACAGATGATGGAGGATACTTTAAACAACTTAATGAAACTGTATTTAAAGAATACCCTGATGTTGCATATTACATGTATCCAGATAGTCCTTTAGATGAATTTAATTTTCAAGCATGGAATAATGCATTCACTGATGGAGATAGAGTTAACCTTAGTCCTGAAGAATATAAACAAGCTGTAAGACAAGCACAAGGAAGTTTGGCTTATGAACATGCTAGAAGAGTAATAATGGACGGACCTATGTATGCAAACTTGCCATATCAGAAAAGAGTAGAACAACTATATCTAATAAGACTACAACTACAACAACAGTTTCAAGGATATGGAGATACATCAACAGCACCACGTTCGTTATCTACTGATGCAAAAATAAAACAACTTACTGAAATGATACAAAGAGAAGGCGATACTTCCATAACAATGCCTGATGGTACTACTCAGAAGTTAAAAGATATGTCAGCAATGAAAGGAATCATTAAATACTTAACAGCAAGACAAAGGGTATTGAATGTAATAAAATCAGAGTATGGATTAAATGCTACATTAAGTAGAGCAGAAGCTAAAGAATCTAGAGCTTATCTTCGAGGAGTAGCAAACAAAGTAATGTTAGAAAATCCAGACTTTTACTTTATGTACTTTGATGTATTCAGAGTAGAGATAGAAGAAGAAGTAAGTTACTATGGAGGAGATATTTAATGGCGTATACAGAAGAAGAGCAATCAGTTATTGATGATATTTTAGGTGGTCCTAAAGTAGAAGTCGGCTATGGTCGATTTACATTTGGTGCAACAAGAGATGGTTTTCAATCAAAAGATTTTGATGACGAAAAGTTTAATGATTTTCTAAGTATATTCTTTTTAGGAAATGACCAGTTTGTAAGACAATTTGCAACTAATGTTAAAAATTATTTAGGTGCAAGAACAAGTGGTGGAATGGAACCAGAAGGTACATTTGATTCACCTGATATAAGTTTAGCTGAGTATCATCTATACGCTGAAGCTGTTTATGGTATACCTTGGGACGAGATGCCACCAAATATGCAAGACGCAATTAATTTTACTTATGAATCATTAGCATATAATAATCCAACATCAGCAGAAGCTGCTTCTCAGATAAAAGAAAACGCCAATGTTCTTATTGATTTACATGAAAAAGGTACACTGCCAGAAGAATTACAGCACATAAGTAGTGACATAGTAGGTACAGCTATATCAGCAGGCTATACAGACCAAGCTGACTTAGCCTATAAAGCACAGATAGGTAAAGAAGCCAAAGACGGAGAGTACATAAAAGTAGCAGCTGAAGCTATAAATTTTGATAGTGCAAAAGAATTACAAGATAAACTAGACAACGATGAGATAACTACACAAGAGTACATAGCTGGAATAGAAAACATTATAGATGCTGAATACGGTGAAGACTATGTAATAGACTTTATAAACAAAGGAATTGCTGACCCAACATCTATGGCTGGGATTTTTGGACCAGAAGAAACAAGTCCAGACCAACAAGAACAGATTCGAGCAGGACAGTATTTTGGAGAAACAGATTACTACGGTGTTGGTGAACTTGATTTAGATGTGTATAGCGAAGATACTGGGCAAGGCACTATGCCTTTATACCAGACAGGATTAGGTACTTCTTTGTTTGCTAATGCATCACCTGAAGACATAATGGATACTCAGTTGTTGTTAGTTGAATCAGGATTTTTACAACCATTTACTTTTGTTTATGGAGTGCTAGATAACAATCCAGGTGGAACAATAGAAGCTATAGAGTCAGCTATGTCAAGGTTTAATTTAAATGGTGATGGTATGGCTAGGCAGGATTTGTTTAGTATATTATTAGCACCTGGTAGTACAGCAGCAAACATGAATGTATTCTTAAAAGAAAACTTTAAAGATACTTTATCAGACTACGGTTATGGTACTGGTGCTTTCGAACCTGGCTTTGGTGGAGAAAACGCATACCAGAATATATTTCAATATACTAAACCAAACTTTTCAAATGCAACAAATGTAATATCAAATGCAATAACAGAAGGTTTAGGTAGACCTGCATCTGATGGAGAGTTGCAACAATACTTTGATTGGTGGTCTAAACAAGACTATTCATTACAAAAACAAAACTTTGATATAAGACAAAGGAACATGCAACTTGAACTAGAAGATGCAAGAAAAAGAAGAAAGTATGCTGGTCTTGGTATGAGTTCACAATTTACTCCTAGTCAATTAGAAGGAGAAGTAAATGTAGATGCAGCTATGGCTAACAGTTTCAATGACTTTATGAGAAATACTTATGGAGATATTATTACAGGGAGTCAAGCAGATGCACAGTATAGGAAGTCTTTTGCTAGCCTTATGGGTAGCCTCGCCAATATCAGTTCCCAACCTGGAAACTAATATGAAACTTACAGAAGAACTTATAGAACACATAGAAGAACTAGAAGGATTTAAAGATGAAGCATACTATGATGTCAACAATAATTTAACTATTGGTTTTGGACATACCCAAGCTACAGAGACTTTTGATTTTGTTGAAGGACAAACTATAGATAGAGAAAAAGCACTAGAAGTTTTGCAATTAGATTTAGAACATGCAGAAGGAATTGTTAAAAATCTTATTAAGAATAGTCCTAATGTATCAATAGAAGACTTTAC